TATTGGGCACACTAGCGCTTGCCACAGGGAGACCATAAGGACTGAATGTAGCTAAACAAAGGCGCAATTGAAGAACCTTTAAAACAAACACACACAATCCTTTTTACGCGAATCCCTGAAGCCTGCGGCCAGTCTTCCCGAGGAAGAGAAAGGCCCTTCCCGCCAGATAGCAACGCATTTTTTTAACTGCACCACTGCACCACTACCACTTGACTCCGCTACCAGTGCGGGTTTGCACTGGGGTGCAGTCTTCAAAACACACCACCAACTGCACCCCGACTGCACCCAACTGCACCCCAACTGCACCCCTAACTGCACCCCAATCAACTATTGAATAAATAAAAGAAAACTATCAAAAGGGGTGCAGTGGTGCAGTTGTTAAAAAATGCGTCTCGTGTGCGCGGAAAACGCCAGTGTACTTGACATAATCCTATTATTCCCCCTCCGACTGCTACCTTCTCCGGGAGACTGCACCCCAGAGACTGCACCCCGCTGCTACCTGACCATCGTGTGGACGAATTTCAGAAACCGCTTGCCCTTCACCACGCGACAGTAGGGCTCCAGGCCTTCCTTACTCGCCAGATCCCAGCCGTTTTTCTTCAGCAGATCCCGGTCGTTGCGCAGTCGGGCGATGAACACCGAAGCCGACTCATACGGATTGCGCTTACCGGTGGTCTTGGCCAGGCGGTCGAAGGCGTCCACCACCTCCGCACTGGTGGCCTCGAACTCAAACATGGTGCGGTGGTACTTCTCGCCGGCAGCGTCGGTGATATCCTCAGGTTCATGCTTTAGTATCCTGAGCCCGTATTCCGGATGCTCCAGCACGGTGACATCATTCTCGATCACCGGAGTCTTGCCCCGGAAGAATTGCAGGTGCTCCCGGATCAGCCCGTCCAGGAAGGAGAGGATCGTATTGCTGCCGGTTTCCGTTTCCCTGGCCGTGCTGTTCTGCTCCTCGATCCATGCGGTATAGATGTCCTTGTCGCCGGTCTCAATGCCATAGAGCAGGTCGTCCTGTTCGTAATACGGGAGATACTTCAGGAGCTTCTCCAGGATGAGCATCAGCAGCGCCAGATACGCATTGGTACGATCCTTCGAGTGTCCCTTGAACTGCTTGTTCAAGACCGTCATGAAATCCTTGCGCTGCTCCAGATTGGGGATGATGTCCTTCTGGATGAAACGCAGAATGGCCGATAGGATTATGCCTCGCTTCTTCTTGATCTGCTCCAGCACATCAGACTCGTGGAAATTATCCGAACCATGGGCTCGCCGGTCGAAGGGTATGACGAACGTCCGCGAAATCAACTCCGCCAACGTGAACGGCTCGATGGCCGTAACACAGATCAGTGCCCTGGGGCTTTCGTCGACCGTATCGGTATCGGTGCCCCCCTTGCGCTTTTCCTTCTGTCCCCTGGTGGCCGCCAGCAAGAGGAACTTCTGCAACCCCCGGTTCAGGTCCTTGTTCTCCAGGTTGTCAATCACCACCAGCGGATTTTTGGCCGCCGACGAGAACGCTGCCGCCGCCGAGCTGTCCGAGAGATCCTCAGTCTTGTACATCAGCGCCGTGATCAGCTTTGCCGCCGTCGATTTCCCTGAGCTGGCGTACCCCTCGAACTTCATCAGAAACTGGTAAGGGGTAAACTCCGGGCAAAACCCGGAAATCAGCCAGCAGAGGATCAGGAACCGCTGCTCCTTCTTCACGGCCAGAGTGTCGAAGATCAGTTCCCGCAAGAGCTGGAAACCATCCCGGATATCCGCATCGGGCATGAAGTTGAACGGCATGATCTTCGGCGATGACGACAACAACACATGGTCGTCGTTCATGCCGTTCTGAATCTCTTCAATGCGGTCGCGGGAGAGCTTCAGAATCACGTTGTTGGGGCTGTTGAGATTGTAGAAAATGATATCGCGGTCGGTATCGGTGTTGATCCAGCGGCTCATGTCGATGCGCCGGCCATTCAGGTACGCTGTGTGCTTGATGGCTGACCAGACCTGCGTCCCCGGCGCCTGCTCCGGAATCATCCGGGCCATTTTCAGCATCAGCGCATTGAAAGCCGTGTTTTTCTCCACTGTGAACGTCTGGTTCTGGTAGATAAGATAAACGTTGTCCTCCCGGTCGTAGTAGAACCGGCCGTGGTGGGCGAAAAACTTGTAGATGATCTCCCCCATCACGATAGGGTCAACGTCCTTCGGGTTGCCGACGACCTCCTGGTATTCGGTGATCTGCTTGCGGAGATCCTGGGAGAAGTCAAGGGCCTGGTCGATGGCCTCCCGGCTGAAGCCGAGCCCCACCAGCTTCTCCTTGTACTCATCCTGATGGATAATCGTCTGCCGGCCGATCAGCCGGAACACGCTCGGGTACTTCTTCCCCTTCAGCTGGTCCGGCTTCTTGTCGAAGATCCCCGGCTGATCCAGGTGCCGCCGCTTATCCTCCAGCGACGGCAGCGCCGCCGCCTGCTGGATTTCCCACGACACATAATCCAGGGCTTCCAGCTGCAGCCGGCGCACCTCCCTCTTTCGGTCCCCCTCGAACCCCTTCAGGTACGAATCCGGGTCATCTCCGGCCTTGCCGTAGACGATGATCCGGACATTGATGTCGTGCAGCGCATTGGCGATCTTGCGGATATACCCCCGGCCGCCGTGGTCGTTGTCGGCCCAGATATACAGGTGCTTGCCCCGGCAGTGGCTCCCCAGGGCCTTCAGCTGCTCGTCGCTGATCTGGCCGATCATGGCGCAGACATAGCCGATACCGGTATTCAGCACCTGCAGCCGGTCGTTCTCCCCTTCCACCAGAATCACTTCCTCGTACCGCTCCAGCACATCCTGCCCGTAGAAGGTCCACCGCTTGTCCCGGAACTCATTCTTGATCTGGAACTTCAGCTTCTCATCGGCGGGAACGTCCCGCGGGTCCTTCATGGTGAAGTGCAGCACCTTGCCGTGGGACCAGTGGGGGAACACCGCCAGACCCTTGCCGAAAACATCAAGGAGGTGGACCCGCTCCTCGCCGTTTTCTTGAACCTTGCGCTCCTTCACGAGCCCGGACTCCAAGAGCTGCCGATCCTCGAACCCCAGGCTCCGGAGATGGTCCAGCAGCCGCCCGTCAGACCATCCCACCTTCTCTGCGGTCACCGTCGCCATCGTGTGGCTCCGTCGGTCGAAGAAATACTCCTTGCCGCCGTTCTCCATCATCCGGGTGTGATAATACTCCGCAGCCTCGATGCGGATCTTCTCCACCGCCGACAACTTCACCGTCTTCTTCGGTTTCTCCAGCGTGATACCCGCCAGTTCCGCTCCCTTGCGCAGGGCACCGGCCTTGTCCAGCGAAAAATATTCCTGGAGGAACGTGAACAGGTCTCCCTTGCGGTCGCACTGGAAACAGGTCCAGCCATTGTGGCCCTTGGGGATGGAAAAACACTCATGGCCGCCGCAGAAGGGACACTCCGAAAGATGACCGGAATTTGCATTCAGCGTGGCTTCCGTAACCTGGGGAATTATCGTCCGCAGAGGAAGAGCCGCCTTTACCCGGGCGAAATCGTCGCTCATAGCCCGCCCCACGCCCTCGCCAGCCGCTCGCCTTCGGGAATGTCCCATGTGAAGGTAACCGACACCCGCACAGGCTGTTCTGTTGGCCGGAAAAGTGGCGGATCACCGACGAAAGCAAGTTCATCTGAAGGCGTCCACTTCGTACGTCTCGGGAATACTCGTATCATTTCAACTCCACACCGGATTTATAACAAAATGCGAAGCCGACCGCTTCGCGGCGGTTCAGCTCAAGTCGTTATGCCAAAACCCCGGCAGCGGTGGCCCATCGCCAGACTTCCGGGTAATAGTGGCGGAGATATTCAAGCCGCCCAAACTCTTCACCGCTTCTGCCCACAAGTCCGTTTCGCGCCTCCGGGCCAAGGAAGTCATAAATCGACAGCCACGGTAGCCCGTTCGTCACGATGTATGCCCAGATGTCCGTAGTTTGCCAGGTTGCGACGGGCAAAACGGCGCTTGTCCCGTCTTTGTACTCGTAACGATCTCCCCGCGTGCCTATCAACATGCGCCGGTTGCGACTTTCCGCGGCACGTAACCCCATGACCTTGCATGTCAGTCCGCGCTCTTGCGCGTGCTCGATGATCGGCGCGAACATGGATTTATGAATACGCGCCTGATAATCTGTTGTGCTGTCAGTTTGCAAATCAAGCCCCCATTTGTCCCAAGGGAAAAGCGTCAGATTCCAGCTATGCGCCTTGGCATAGCCAAGCCATGCGGTGCGCTCATCTTCAGTCCAGTGTGTCGGACAGCCAGGATCAATCATCAGTATCGCTATCCCCGGATGCACTGCATGGCAAGCGTGGGCAACTACCGCCGAATCCTTGCCCGCCGAAAAACTGACATACGTACAAGCAGGATCAAGGGCCAAAACGGATGCGCGGAGTGCCTCCAGCTTGCGCCGGTAGCTTGCTTGTGTAGCGTGTGCGTGGAAGGCTGTTATTTTCAACGGTGTCATACCCATGCGTAATATATCCTTTTGACCGCCCGGCGAGCGGTTGCCGTACTCACACCGTTTTTTTGCGCCAAGGTTTCAAAAATCACCCCGCCGCGCCGATACTCCCGGCGCATGTCGCTGACCTGAAAAGGCTGCAACTTGCGGTAATGCGTCGGTCGCTTGTCCGGGTGCCATCCCTCAACATGGACATTTCCCCAACAAGCGCCGGTAGCAATATTGTAGATGCTTGACAGGTGCACGGAGTATTTATCGGCCAGTTCCAGCGGCGTAACCCCGGCCAGCAGTGCCCGCTTGATGTCGGTCACATCATCAACCGACAACTTCGCCTTTGTCCGTGTGCCCCAGCCGCTCATGCTGGCACCATGCAGGGCTGCCACCAAGGTGCATACCAGTAAGGCGGCGTCCAGGCGCGAAGCGGGGATAATATCCCCTTCGTCGCCTCCCCGGCGTAGTATTCCACCGGCACCGCCCGCAGGGCCAGCACCTCGTCAAGGGTATGCTCCACAGGCGTAATATGCCAGTTTGCCACCCGACCATACCCCATGCTTCCCTTTTTGCCGACGTGTGTCACAACCGACAGCAACCGTTGTATCTCTTCGGCGTTGCCGATGCATAGCGCATGCAGGCGGCTTGCCTGCTGCGAGAGCACCGGCGTGCGGTATTCCTTCCAGCGGCCTGCCGATGTGTCGGCATTCAGCTTGTGACCGAACTCGGCGCGGTGCGACGGATAGCGCTTGTGCCAGTATTCGCGGTTTTCCAGCGTTTCGCCCCCCGGCACCAACGGAGAGCAGGCCCACAACGGTTGACCTTCGGTGCTAATCCATGCCATTTCCAGTGGCAGCGGCAGCACCGCTGCTGCGTCGTAATTACTCGCCACCGGGTGCGTAGTCAGGGCGGCAAAAGCGAGGATAGAGTCAAGGTGCGTCTGGTTCCGTTCCGCGTGGATTACTGGCGTCACAAGTTCCGCAGTGATACGCAGAGGCGCCTTGTCCAAGGCGGCGTAACGATCACGCCGCCCTTCCCAATTATGAGAGTCCAGCGCCTTTTTGCTGCTTGCTACTCGCGGCAACGGGCGAAGTTTTCCCCAGTCTACTTTTTCGCGCATAGTACCCGCCCCGTGCAGAGCGTGCCATCAATCAATCCGGCGCGCATGGCCGTTCCGTGCCCCTTGATATGCTCCACATAGGCGTCAGGCGCCGGCAAATCATGCCGCAAGACTGCCATGCGGCCCCTGCCCTGGCGAGCCTGACCACCAATGTAGCCGTCCCACTTGCCGATAGAATGCGTCACTGCGGCGCAGGTTGCCTCCGGAGTGTACGGATCAAGGGTAATTTCCACCAACAGCTTTGACCCGGCTGCCAAAGTCTCATAGGTGTAAAGCATCTGGTTTCCCGCCGACTCCGCACCGGTGCCACGGGTACGGGTCTCTTCGGTCAGCATGTCGTAAGCACTCACCGCTTCCGCCTCATCCGCCAGCTCTGGAGCGATCAGGCGAAGCATGGGGGCGTATTCCCGCGCCACCAGCCAAGCGGCCAGCCGCAGGCGGGAGCGGGGCAGGATGAAGCCGTCAACCGCACCGCCAAGCAAATCCAACGAGGGGTACAGATTCTTCACGGTATGACCTAATGTAATTTCATCGCCGGGTGCCTTGCTTCCGGCAGCCATCGAACCACCGGAAAAAAGCAGATTAACCACGGATTGTGGCAGTTCACCGCGACCGATTTCAAGCGACTGCAAAAGATCATCGTGCAGCGGCTCACGGAAAAGCACGGAACGCAGGGCGTTTTCGGAAATCGACGGTACACGGGCGGGTTTGCCGCCTACAAGCATTCCCTGCCTCATGAAAATGCGGGTGTTGGTCTGGTTGTCTACGCCGGTCACGGTATCACCGTGGGAGATGGGGTTGAGGGCCTGCAAAAGAATCGTGTGTTTCACGCTTCACCTCCAAAATATAGGGAATTATCCCGGTTTTCAATCTCATCATAGAACTCGTAAGCCCGCCGCTGCGCCTTCATGTTGGCTTTGTCAACATCGTGGAGCATGCGAGCCAGGGTAATTATGCTGGCGGTTTCCGTGGCCAGCACACGCAACACCTCGCCTCCGTCAGGGGCGGAAATAGCGGAAACTATCCGATCATCCGCCCATTTAGGCGGCACCGGCCATTGCATCCGTCGCAGCAGCAGCGCCCAGAAGCGCGGCAAGTTGTCTGCCTGGACGGCGACAATTTCCACGCGCCCAGCCAGGATGTTGTAGCGCTCGGTTCCTGAAAACAATCCGGTGCCGTCCGCGGCGTTAAAACAATCCAAGCTGAGTTTTAGCAGGTTGATTGCCGCTTGCTGGGGCGGGCTTAAGGTTTCTATCAGGTTTTGCAGCGGTGAGTTTGACATCTTTCTTTTCCTCCTGTGTAGTACCTGCCGCAATCAGCGCGGGCAGGAAGTGCGCTTCCCGGCGGTGCCGGGTTAAAAGGGTGTCCCATTCCGCGGTCTGTACCGGGTCGCGGCAGGCGCGGGCATAGTCGCGGAAAAGACCATGATAAACACTCGCCTTGGCAAAGCCCGCACGGAGCGGTCCGCGCATGACCTCTATAGCAGCAAGGCAGGCCGAAAGGTCGAACTCCTTCCACCCGGAAACATCATAATCCGGGGCATGCACGTACAGCCCGAAACTGCCAACCGTGGCAAGGCGGGCACGGGGCCAGAGACGGGGCTTGACGTCGGTGGTCATTACACCAGTTACCGGAGTTTCCAGCGGCATCCCGGACAACTCATAAAGCGCAGTCAACCAGGGGCGTTTGTCCAAAACAACCGATTCCAGGCTTATCACCAGCAGCTCAAACCGATCCCCGCAGGCCAGAAAGTTACCCGGCTTGCCCTTGCCAGCGGCAAAGAGCCAAGAACAGGCGCGGCAGACGTGTTTTGTTCCGAAGGGAAAGTAATCGGCATGGTTCGCCATTGTCGGCGTCTCAATATCCGCAAGCGGAACGCCTACGGCGAGAGAATCCCCGCACGTGGCGCACCTGGAAGAAATAGACTCTTCTTTGTATGGGTGCCCCGGTTGCCCGGCTGCCTGCCATATATGCGATGATGCTGACATTTGCCGTATTCCCCCTTAAAATCTGGCATAACCAACCGCTGATGTTGTCTGCGCTGCGATTGCAGCACAGTTATAGTCGTTAGAAATTCGGGATTATCTCTATCTTTTTTCGTTCAGCCATATACTGCGGATCATTTTTAATGCAGTCGTGCATGATGACCGCCGCGTCCTCAATCGCGGAAAACGCCTGAAGTAATGCCGTGCGTGTTTCGTAAATAGCCGTGAACTGATCCCGCCATGTTTCCTGGGAACGTCTCAATGCCTGTTCCAGTTGTTCAATTTTTATTTCCAGGTTGCGAACGTATCGTTTTTCTTTAGCGGTCATTCTAAATAATTTAAAAAAACCTCTCGACAATTTAGCGAACGCTTGCTATTGTACATCTAGAGTTGAGCAAAACAAAGAAGGAGTAAACCATGACAACGATAATTAACAAAACTTTGAAAGACGGTCGCAGCCTCGAAATCAAAAAAACCGGCAAAAAGCTTGGCGAAGTCGCAGTATACGTTGATGGCGAATACATGCTGACCGGCCACGCTACACAGGCTGTTGTTATAGGCCGCCCCGAAATTACCCACGTTATTAGCGGTAAGATCGCCCTGACCAAAACCGAAGCCGAAGCAATCAGCAACGCATATGCCCCCGAAATGGCCGAGATGATCGCCCAGGGCCGGAAGGCTGATGCCGAATACCGCAAAAGCTACAACCGTATTGCCAACGCTGGCAACGACACAGCCAAATAAACGGAGGATGTCATGAAACACTTTATTGATGCAAAAGGCAGATTAGGAGTCGTAACCGAAACCCGAGAAGATGGCATTTTTGTCAGACCATGGGACCAGCCCTATGTGATAGACGATACACAGGGCGTTACAGGCGTAGCAACTGCACAGCTAATAACTGCTACATGGTGGAGCCTAGAGCCAGATGGGTCTTTTCGTGGGGCTTGGTTTGACAGCCCCCTTAATGCCTACTCTCGCGGGTTCCTTGTTGATGCCGCTGCCCTTATGGGCAGAGTGAAATCAGATGCAAAAACCTTGGCAGCCCGAGAAAATGCCAAACAACCCCGCCCCAATGCTCAGGGCAAGAAAAAACCCCGTAAAGCCAAAGAGTAAAACGTTCGCTAAATTGTCAAAGACCTCCGCCCCTCGCAGTATGAGGGGCTTTTTTTGCTAACTGGCGGGCGATTCGCTGCCCTAACCAGTCGCGGCACACCGACCCGGCAAACAACCGCCGGGCGGGTGCGCTTTGTCGTTACATCTTCCGGCCACGAGCTAGAGCCAACAGCGTTATCGCAGCGTGCTTCCGGAGTTCTGGTGCTACACTTCTATCCAGGAAACTGTCCATAGTCGGATGATCCGCAAAAGCTGTCATGCATCCGTTGCAGAGCATGGTGTTCGCCGGTTTTTTATCACCGCACGGACAAATTACCCCTTCATAACTCATAGTACCCTCGCGCCCTGTTCTTAGCCTCGATTCGGGCAAAAATGCCGCGGACATACTCTTCACCGTTCTCCACCATCTTCCGGAGCCAGTAGGTTTCCAGCGAGTGGGTCAGATCGGCCATTTCCTCTTCGCGGTGCTCGTCGCTCGTGGCTGCCATCACCTCAAATGCCTCGCTCAAAACATGGTCTATCTGAGCATCCGAGGTGTTCTCGGCAACAAAGCGCGTCGCGGGAAAATTGAACCGGGGGAAATCTCCATTTATCGTGCTGCCTCCCGCTGGATGTGCCCCGCATACTCGCGGAAAAGCGCCAGCACGGCACGGCCCCATTCGGTGCAGAGGCGTTTCATCTCGTTGAAGGCCCCATTCAGCCAGAACTCTTCCATTTGCCGCTCCAGGTGCTTCATCTTCTGATACTCCTCATGGCGCTGTTCGGCGGCCCAGTTCAGCGGGTCACAGCCAGAGCGCAGTGTCTCGGGCCAGCGGTTCTTTATGGCCGCCTCAATGCGGTTGTGGGTCTCTTGGTAAAATTTTTCACACGGATCGGCCATCACAGCGTGCTCCTCAGAACGGGGTCAGGATCTGCAACTGATGCACATAGGCATGGATAGGCCCGGTCGCTCCGCCGAATTCATCCTCGGTGGATTCCTGCCGCACATATCCCTTGGCCTCGATGGTGTCCCCCACCTTCACCCGGTCTAACAGCAGCTCACCGGGGCACCACAGTTCAAACTCTTCGGCCTGTTGTCCTTCCCGCCGCACCGTCAGAAGTATCCGCTGGCCGCCGTCGGTTAGGTCCGACACTACGCTGACCTCGCCTCGCAGCACGAATACCGCCCGGGGGTCCACCGCTTCCCGCTGCTCATGCTGGAAAATGGTGAAGTTCGACAGCCATTCGTTTTTCTCCCCGCGATACTGGCCGTAGAAACCCTTTAGGAAGAACGGGGCCGCAGGATTCGACCGCCACGCCTGGAGAAAAGGGGTAATCCGCTCCGCATCCCACATGCGGCAGTAGGCCGTCACCGAGCCGCTCCGGCGCCCGGACACCGTCATCTTGAACGAGATGTATTCCTTCCCGCCGGTGCTGGTCTCTTTTTTCGGCTCATCCGCCACCCGGCCGAACACGCAGCCGCTGTTGAAATGCTTAATGCTCATTCTTTGCCTCCCAGTAGGGGAACTGATTCTCCCCCGTGGCTTCCTCGAAACACTCCCGGCAGGGTTTCTCTTCCTGGCGCTTCATGGCGTGGGTGCAGGTGGCGCAGTTTTGTCCCGGCATTGTCATCCTCCTTGTCATATTCCCGCTACCAGCGCCATGTCCTCGCGGGTGGGGGCCGTGTAGATCAGGGTGCTCGTCATGCTCTTGTGCCGCAGCTGCCGGTTGGCAAACTGCAACGCCCTTTTCTGTTTCTCGGGCGACAGGTGCCGCTCGTCGTTCACGATCCGCTGGGCCTTCGTGTGGCGGAAACCGTGGGGGGTCACCCGGTGGTCGATGCCACACTCTGTCAGCCACTTGGTCACCAGATCGTTCACACTGCGGGCCGATAGCCGCTCCCCCCGCCGCGAAACGAAAAGCGGCGCATCGTCGGCAAGGCTCTCGCCCCAGGCCCGTTTCTTCCGGAGGTAGTCAGCCAGGATCCGCTGGAGCTCCACCGGAATGTCCAACTCCCCCACGCTCCCCTTGGCCGCGATCCGCCCGTCCACCACCAGGCGCTCCCGGCGGTACACGTCTGCCACATTCAGCCGCGTGGCCTCTACCCGGCGCAGGCCCAGGAGGCGCATTGTCTTCAGCAGCACCAGGTCCCGCTCCGCCTGGTGGTCCTTCAGTCGCCCCAGGTGGGCAAAGAGGCGTTTCTCTTCCTCCTCGGTCAGATAGTTCTCTCCGGCTCTCGTCTTGATGCTTTCCATGATTGCCTCCCGTCTAGTAATGCCTCAAGGTAGTAAATCCCGCAGGGAAGGCGGTGAGGCGGCCGCCGTTCGGGAGCGACCCTATCCCTGCAAGCCCGGATGATGGAAAAGGGCGGCGTTGGCAGAGTGACCGATTGCGGGGGAGGAGGTGCCCCCACGCGCAGCCAAAGCGGTATTGATGTCATCCTGTGCCGCCCCATAGTGGCAGTCGCTCCAGCAGGTGAAGCGGTCTGGGCAGGTCAGGCAATTCATGGCCGTTCTCCCGGCCGCAGAGCGTACGCCGGGTAAATCTCCCGGTCCCAACTGGCCACAATGGCATTTCTCGTTTCTGCCGACAGCTCCACCTGTTCCACAGGGGGCGGTTCCTGTTCCAAAGTCCCGGCCACGGCCAGGGCCAACAGCACCAGAATCAACGCCATGGTTGCCCCGGCCATCTCGCGGATCGTTCTCTTCTTGCGGTAGTAGTTCCTGGCCATGTCAGAACCTCACTTTCACGCCGCCGCCGAAATTCCACCCCACGCACGACCCCTCAAGGCCGATGGTCACCGCCTGCCACCATGGCCGCCACTCCTTCGGCAGCAGGTGAGTCACCACGGTGTGGGCAATCAGGGTGCCGGCAAAGTAGATATCCACCTTGTCTTGGTGCGGATGGCGCCCCCACTTTGTCACCGCCCGCGAAGCCGCCCCGCCAGGCGGCCCGGCTTCTTCAGCACCGCCAGGCAAGCCTTGCAGTAAAATTTGGCCTGGGTCCAATCCTGACACCGCGGGCACCGATGCGCCTCATAGCTCCGTGATTTCATCACAGTCTCCCTTGCAACCATCGCCTCATTTCTTGCCGTGGCGATTGCGCGCCTCAGCCAGTACCTGCTGGTTATGGGCTCTGCGTTGCTCCGGGGTGGCCCCGGCCAACAGCCGGCCCGCCTCAATGCGGGTCTCGCGGTCGAGGTAGCTCTCCAGCGGGTGGCCGGCCACCTGCCGCCCCTGCCGCAGCAGGTCGCACAGCTCACCCAGGCGCCGGTTCTGCTCCCGTAACAGGTCCCGTAACAGGTCCTGTATCTCGGCCGCCCCGCTCATGCCGCCGACCTCAGCGCCCGGAAATCCTCGATATGCTCGGGGTAGCGCTCCTCGATGCAGGGCTCGCACAGGGTGCTGGTAACGCCGGTCTTCCCCTGGCCGTCCGTTGCCCCCAGAACCGTGCCGCAACCGCAGCACTGAATCACTAAAATCGACACTCCACTCATGGTTGGTCTCCTTTCGCTTCCCGCCGGCCCGCCTCGGCGCACCGGGCCACGGCCTTGATCATCTCCAGACACCGCTCGTTAAACACCGGCAGCTCGTCACGGTCGATGCGGCCGTTATCCTCCAGGGCCGCGGCAATGGTGGCGAGCAGTTCGCCGAACTCCCGGGCCAAGGCGCTCACTTCCCGGGTCACATCAGTAAAGGTGCCGCCGGCCGCCGGGACCTCGAAGGCCACCCGGCCGCAGGCGTGCTCAAAGTAATCAAGGATGGCAAAGTTGCGGGTGCGGCGGGTGATGGGGACGATGTGCTTCCGCGACAGAGATGTCTCGTTGAGGTGCGGGTTGGCCGCGTTGTAGAGGGTTGATTCGCCGATGCCCAGATAATCGGCGATCTGCTTGGGGGGGACGTTCGAGTGGTGCACCACCTCGTACACCGCCTCGTCATAGGTTGTTGGAGTCTCGCCGTTGCCTCTCACGGTAAAAATACCTCCATTGTCTCATTTCCCCCGGTGCCTCGCCGGGGGTACAGTGTCACCATAGAAAATCAGGCCGCCGCCGTAAGTGCGTCAATCAGACCATCTTTTTCAGCCTGGGCCGCAATGGCCCGGCTGGTTGGACCCAGGCCGCAAGGGGGGCGCATGCCTGTTGCCAAGCCATAGACCGTCTTGTAGTTGAACTGGTGCATCTTGCACCAGGCCCACAAGCTTAAGTCACGCGCCCGTAGCCGCTCGAACATTGGCGCCCAGTCATAGGATTCGTAAGGATGGATTTGCATAAGTATCCTTTTCCGGATATACTCTTAATACATGATTGAGATTTCTTAAGGGTATATCCGGAAAAGGATAATGTCAATGAAAAAAATTACGAAAACGGAATTTTTTTATGATCAAGGAAAGACTTATTAAAATTATGGACTTAAAGGGGATTAGTGGGGCTGCGCTGGCCAGTATGTCCGGTGTTCCTCAATCGCGCATATCCGATATCGTAACGGGCAAAACCGCAAATCCACAGATGAAAACTTTACAGAAAATAGCCGTGGCCTTGGATGTTCCGGTAGGGCAATTAACAGGAGAAATAGCATTGCCGGTTTCGGCGGAACCCCAGATCAGTTATGGACACCAAACTGCGGGGATGCCCCGGAGTGGAGTAAGTGCCCGGCGTAAATTGATAAGGGAGTTGGCGGAACAGGAATTGGACGCCATGACCGACGAAGAGCTGGAAGTATTCGTAATGGAACAGTTGCAGAAGAAACAGCAGGGGAAGGGGTAAAGAGGGGGACCGTCCGTGGCCCGGTGAGGTTACCGCTTTGCGAGGAGGGCCGCGACCATGGCCCTGAATACTGCGGGTCTGTTGTTGCGTTTGAGCAGTCGCCGGATCTCGGCGAGCAACTTGGTTGGATTGGTTGCTGGTAACAGACGGCCATAATCATTAACTGGACTGTTCATTACAAACCCCCTAAATCAAGATTGGATCAATGAAGGTTAATCAAGTAAGCGTGATTTTACAATCTTGCAAAAGTGGGGAAAACGGTGATACAGGAAGCGTTTAACTAAAATTATAAAAACCCATAACACGGGGGCATGAAAACCACCCGTAAAACAATCGGAACCAGGATTCGCACCGCAAGGGAAGCTACAGGAGCAAATCAGGAAATACGGCTCTTGGAACTCTTCCGGCAGATTGGTAAAGACGACCGAGAGATGATCCTGAGAATCACCTCACTGGTGGCCGATTCCCCAAAGCGGCCGATTCGCAAACAAAAAATAGATTCACAAAAGGAGAGACCATGCTCGACGAAAAAGTAGTATGGGGTGGGAGACCCGAATGGCGGGCCTACGGAGTGCCTCTCGGGATAGCGTTACTGTTCGCAGTGCTGTCAATTCCCTTCTTGTTCGTAGAACCAGCAGCAGCAGCCGGCATACTGATTCTCGCCGTATTGGTCGTGGCATTGGTGGCGTTGAGCCGGTTTTCTGCTGATTACAAAGTCACCGACAAGAGGATTATTTGCAAAAACGGGATTTTGTCGACAAAAACCAGCGAAATAGACATCTGCGATGTCAGAAGCATCAACGTCACCAAGGGGCTTTTGCAAAAAATATTCAGGGTTGGGGATGTGGAATTCACCACCGCGTCGGGGCCTCTCAAAGAGGCAGTGCTAAAAAACATTGATAATCCCGACCACGTCAAGGAGCGGATCCGGGGATGCAAAAACATATCATCATCTTCCTGACAATCATATTGCACGCAGCCGCAGCCAGTGCCGGGCACATATATAAAGAGTCCGCCTATCGCGACGCATGGTGTCGCGGAAAAACCGAAGTAGTTCTCCCCGACGGTACCAGGGCCGATTGCCTTACCAGCAATTACGCTGTAGAGGTGGAATTTGCCCCGAAATGGCAGCAGGCAATAGGGCAATCGCTCAACTACGCCGACCAGACCGGCAAGCGGCCGGCAATCCTCATGATCATTGAACGCGACAAAGATTGGCGGTATTTCCGCAAGTGCCGCCGCACTGCGGCCAAAAACGGTATCAGTCTCTGGTATATCACCCCTGCGGACCTGTAACCATGCTCACCCGTCACCCCAAGTACCCCGACGTCTGGATCGCCCGCATCTACCCCAACGGCCGGCCCAAGGATCCCGCCACCGGTAAGCCCACCAACAAGGGCCGTGAGCGGCTGTACTTCGAGGGAACCGAAGCCGAGGCTCTCGACTGGTATGCCGGGCTCCTCCGTTCGCCCCGGGGTGGGGAATTGCCCCTGACCCCCACGCTTGACCAGGCTTGGTCAAAATTCTGCGCCTACTATAAGGGGCACGTATCCCAGACCACCTACCACGACTACCTCAAAACCTGGCACCGGCACCTGAAACCCTTCTTCGGCCCCCTGCGCCCCCACCAGTTGAACAGCACCCTGATCGATGCCTACAAGAACAAACGTCTGGCCGAGACCTACCTGCCGGGCAAGCGGTACCAGGTACCCAAAGCCGACACCCCCGCCGAAACCACGCGCCGCAAGCCCGTCAGCAAGAAGCGCATCCAGAACGAGCTCTATTACCTCTCCGCCATGACCACCTGGATGGCCCGCCCCGACGTGAACATGGCCAAGCCCCTCGCCTTCGAGATCAAGGGTTTCCCCGCCAAAGACACCAAGGCCCCCCTGCCGGTAGTCCCCGGCCGCCGCGAAGTGCTCCTGCTCATCCGCCGGGCCGACCGCAAATTCCGCGCCCTGTTTTACATCTGGTACAACAGCGGCCTGCGCAAAGACGAGCTCCTCACCCTCACCGGCGAGCGGGTCAACCTGTCCTACTGGTACATGATCGTCCGGGGCAAGGGGAACAAAGAACGGATCGTCCCCATCCACCGCAAGCTCCGGGTCTACTTCCGCAAAGTCGTTCGCCCCGGCTACCTCTGGACCAACCCCAAGACCGACCGCCCCTACGTCGACCTGTCAAAGCCCCTGCGCCGCGCCGCCGACCGCGCCGGCCTCAGCCAGCGTGTCTACCTCCACCTTCTCCGGCACTGTTTCGGCACCCACAGTATCGAGAGCGGCATCAATCCCCGCGCCCTCCAGATGCTCCTGGGCCACAGCAGCATGAAAACCACCGAGATCTACACCACCCTTGCCGCCCAGACCCTGGCCAGTGAAATGGACAAATTCGGCGGAGGAGGGCAGGGGAGGCGAGAGGTCGATCTCTTGCGCACACTCCAGAAACTGGTGGGCACACTGAGCCCCCCAGATGACCAGCCGAAGTGAGACTGAGCCAATGCTTGATAACTTGACGCCACAACTCATAACCCGAAGGTCAGAGGTTCAAATCCTCTCCCCGCAACCAAATAATAAAGCCGGTTCGCATAGTTGGCGAGCCGGCTTTTTTGATTCAATCTTGCGGTGTGGGCACATTTTGGGCACACTGCTCAGGTGTGCCCATGGGGCGGGTCTCCAATTCCCTAATCCTCTCCAGTAACGAATCTCGCTCATGGGTGAGGGTGTCCCGTTCCTGTTCCAGAGCATTACATCGCTGGCTCAGTTCCAGCACTTGGCGGCCTCGCTCGGCGACGGTGTCCGACAGCACGATTTCTCTTCCCAAGTCTTTTTCAGTCATTTTATTATACTCCTATCCACAATGGTATGTGCAGGCGATTAGCCTGATATCGTCTTCCTCATCGGTCCAAACACAACCCTCTCGTGCCTTTGCTACCGTGTAGTTATGCAGCAAATCATCATCTTGTTTCATACCTTTTCCGGGGCGGGATGAGGAGCAGATATAGTCTCCTGCTTGGATATTACCCCCATCTCGGCAGACGTTTATCATACCCTCCCCAATGGCGTTAAAGTTGACAACATCGTAAATTTCACACAATTCAACTATTCTGGGATTTGGTAGCATTAACTCCTTATCCCACAAGGCTGATGGGGGGGATTTAGTCCAATCGCTACAATGCGAGACATAAATTCCGATAATATTTGCTTGTTTCATGGTGGTAGACAGTGCATTTTCACAGATTGTGTTAGAGATATTAGCCTTTTCTACACATTTCACATCTACCAATATGTCTCCAATGTCTGCTGTGAACCCTTTTAAAACTAATCCCTCATGGGCACCTGTGAATGGACCGTAGTTGCTACCATACCCAGCGGCATAGAAATCCCAAGCTCCGCCATAGCTATAGCAACCAATACCGCCAGTCATTTGTGCTGACGTGATAACACCCCTACCATTGGCTGTCGTTGTATTCCCGGCAAAAATAGCAGCGCCAGTGTATGAGCTTTCACTATAAGCCTCTATACATGGCGGTTGTTCGTTTTTGTTAGGGTTATAAGCATAGGCCCTGATCGAATATGTCTTATTAGAATATACTTTTAAAGCTGTATTTTGGTAACTGCTAGACCCGATTTGTACTAAGCGGTCACCGATATATACCGCTTGCTCAATTACACCATCGCCCCTGTTGCCGTAAAATACCATGGTATTATTTGCACCGTCAATTTGCACTCTAGTGCCAGAGGCCGAAGTGCGTATGGTGCGTCCGGTCAATGTCCCAGTAGTTATGCTATCGGCGTTAATGGCTACCGCATTCACCTGCTCCGCAGTCAAGGTTCCTGTGTAGACCCCCTCGGCGGTAATTGTCGTAACTAGGGCGCCATTGTCGCCGCGATACAGGTTTGAGCCGAGAGTTGCCCCCACCGTGGCACCGGCGGCAATCCCCGCCAGCTTACTCCCTTCGGTGCTGTTGATGCTGCTCAGATTTGTGGGTTTGTCGGTCAGATTACCGTACCCTGAGCTGCCGGCACGCACGGTGATTGCTCCGGCAATTTGCAGGCCCGTGCCGGGGCAATATTTCAGGTAGTTGTTGGCGTCACCGATCTCAACCTTGGGGAGGTTGCTGTCGCTGTCATCCACGCCGATTATGAAACCTGAGGTGTTATCCCCAAAATCACTCTTCCCCGCCTTGATCGCCACATCGCCAGCCCCCTCGGTCAGGGCCAGGGTGATGACCTGTGACGTGACGGAGCCGGAGACGATTTTGCCGGCCCCGACGTTGAGGATGTGGGCATCAGTGACGGCGAGATTCTTGATGTAGGCCGCCTCGATGACCTCGCGGAGCCTCACACCCTGCACCTGCCACTCACCGGTGCCGGAATTGGGGTTTATGTGCACGACCACCTGCATATGGGTGGCTGCCGCCGGGAACCCGGCCGCCTGCCCGGGACCTACCACCACGGAATAATAGGTGAAGTCTGACGGCGGGGAGGCGTAATTCAGCATTATAACGTCTCCGCCTGATACTACTGCGCCGGCAGAATCGTAGAACCTCAATCCGGCAACCACTCCGTTGCCCGTTCCCGTGGCCACTGTCCGAGCATAGCATTCCAGGATAACCACCCTATCCCGCACCACGGGGATGCGCCGGGAGCTCTCGATTCGCGCACCGCCGTTGGAATTCCGGAACGCATACTTGCCCGATTTCGGGGCGGTGGCCACGATGATTGCGCTGGCCACTGGGGTCGATCCCGAATATACCCACCCATCCAGCGTGCCGGCGTCGAAATCACTGTTGATGACGAGATTGTACCCCGTGGGGACGTTGGAGGCGTCGAGGGCTTTTACGTAATCGACACTGGCGGCGGTCTGGCCGTTGTAGGAGCTGTACTTCGGTGTTCCGGGGTAGCGGTCAAAAGCTCGCACCCGGGCCCAGTAGGTGGCCCCGGTGGTGCCCCGGTAGGTGTGGGCGTTGTCGGGGCCGGTGTAGACGGTGTTCCAGGTGCCGGGGGCGCCGGCGTTGTCGGGGGCGATCTGCAGTTCGTAGCCGGCAATGTCGACGTCGGTGTTCCGGGGCCATTGGATGCCGAGGAAACCGATGCCGGGGGTGATGGTGATAACGCCGGGGGTAGCTGGTGCGGTAGCGTCGTAGGGGATGGCGGTTTGCGTGCCGACGGTCCAGGTGGAGAGATAACCATGCTCGTCTTCCGAGGCTACGGCTATTTCGTAAGTGTCGCCGCTCAACAGCTCGGGGGATTTCCAGGTGGTTCCGGAGGCAACCGGTGACTCTTTCCACTGGGTGTCGCCGCTCTTGCGGTAGCGCACGCGGTATTTGCTGATGCCGGAAACTGCCGTCCAGGACACTATCAGGTGGCCGGTGTAGGGGTAGGTGTTGTTGGTGCTTGTGGTTACTGTGGGGACAGCCGGGGCGGTGATATCCACGGGGAGCCGCTGCCGGGCGTAGCCGGTGATGGTGTAGGTGTGGGGGGAGATGTCGGCGATGTTCTGGGTTGCCACGTTGTAGATGTTGAACGATACCAGCTTGATGTAGATGGTTTTGCCGATGTCGGTGGGCAGAAACTGATAGCGGAAAAAGGTGTCGGGGTCAATCCGGGCAAACTTACTGCCGGCATTGTGCGCGCCGATAACGCTGTTGTGCGCTCCGCGCATAAGATGCGACAGGTTATAGACCCCGGCGGAGACCAGCACGGCATCACGATAGGCGATAAGCTCACCATCGACCCACATGAGTGTGCGCAATTCATTGGCTTCGGTCTGTGATGCCGCGAGCAACTGGTTGTTGTAAAAGTCGGCCATCTGGACCCTGAGGGTGTTCACGGTGTCCACCGCACTGCCGCTCGGGAGCTGGTTGACTAGGGTGCCGTGGCGGGCGCCGCCTCTGATGACTCCTGCCTTGGCATAAGTGGCATTGTCGCGGGAGACCCATACCTCGCATCCCCCCCAGAGTTCGCCGCCTGACGTCCCCAGCCAGATCTCAAGGCTGTTATCGGTTAGCCGGAAAGGGGGTTCAAAAATCACAGGGGTGTTGGCATCGCCCGGGGAGACCTGATAGTTGGGCAAATACCCGTCAGTGTCCTGATGGGGGTAAATGGCGGTGGAGTTAACTCCGAACGGGCATTCCTCCGCTCGCACGGCCAGCATCCCTTCGTCATCTTCCTCAATTTCGATGATCCGGACCGGGGCTTGGTTGAGCCCCAGGGCCGCGTCGGTGATGGTCACCAGGTCCATGGGTTCTAGGAGGCAGTGCTTCCAGGTGAGGCGGAATCCGTAGATGTTGCGGATATAGAGACCCCGCTGGAGGATCATCTGGGCTACGGTGCGGGCGGTGGAAGGGTTGCAGATCATGTGCAGCTTTATGGGGTCTTTGGTCCGCAAGCCCTTTGCTTCGATATCCGCCTGGTCTTTGGCTTCGGCTATTTCAACGTTGTAGTCCCGCGCCCGGTTCAGGAACTCAACCTGGACATGGTTGTAGGCATCGGCGGTTGTAATGCGGCTGCACGAAACGGGGTCTTCATCGCCGGAGGCCTGGAAATCATCGTCGGTCAGGTCATAGACAGGGGTCAGGCCCGGGGTGTAGGTAACACCGTTGCCGGTGGTCACGGCATCGGCATAGGGGATAAGCTTCAGGGTGCCACCGCTCCAGACATATTGCGAGTTGGTGCACTGGGCGATTTCGTCCAACCATTCCCGGGCTTCCTTTTGCTCCTGGAACGCCGGTGACAGGAATAGCCCGGCAGCGGTGCACCAGTTACCAAAATCGGTTAGATTGCCGATCTTGGCCAGGGGAAACTCGGCCCCGTAGATGGGGTTGCTGAGGAAATCGACGATGATTTCCTTGGGGTTGTCATCCAGTTGCCCGGGCGCCGTGGGGCCAAGGATTTCAAAGGAGAGCTGGGGCACTCCGGCATCGGCGGAGAGCTGCATCTTTGTTGACGCGATGTAGGCCAGGCCGGTATAGCCGATGGCCTGCTGCGGATGATGGGCTGTGAGGTGGCTCCAGACGGCTTGCCCGGGGGTTCCGGAGACGAGAACCACCTCTGCCGGGGGGTTGACGATGTCTTTTATCACCCCCCCGCCGCCGGTATTGATATGGGCGATATCGGTTTTTTCCTTGTTCTTCCAGACCTTACCGACACCGTTGATTGGTCCGTTGCATAGGGCCATCATGATGGCGGCCTCATAGGTATAGGTCACATTGGTGACACCCCCGCCACCCTTGCCCCCGCTGGATTTTTCGTGTTTGATGGCCGTGAAGTCGCCAAACCAGAGCACGTTGCCGTTGATTCTGGTGGTGCCGCGCACAATCGGTATGACCAGCCCGTACGCTGATGAGTTGATTTGTAGGGAGCCGATGCGCGGGGCCTCGATGGTTGTGCTGCTGCCTCCCATTGGTTACCTCCAGTAGGACCAGATCGAATGGATGCGCTCCGCCATGGCCGGTCGCGTGGTGTCAGTCAGCTCCACCCCGACGTCAATGTAGGCGTGAATGACCAGGGGCCAATCGATGACAATGGCCGCATGGGACACGCACCGGCCGAAACGGTACAGAACGATGTCGCCGGGCCGTCCGGTAGCCGCGGCGCAGGGATGCAGATACTTGGTGACCGATTCGAGGTAACGCTCCTCGCTGCGGTGGAGATGCCAGTCCGGGGGGTAGTATCCCGGGTCTATCCGGGGGAGGAGCCCCACGTTATAGAACACCTCGCAGAGGATCATGGCGCAGTCGGTGCCGGCACCCTTGATGCGCCCCTGGTGGTGATAGGGTGTCTTCAGCCACGTAAGGGCCTCGGCCACGACCATGCGGCGTTCCCTAGCTTCCTGGGGGCCCATCAGTACGCGGTCTCGGCGGCGGGGATGTAGGGCTCCGCGCTGAACTTTGCCAGGTTGTTGAACTTGCCCTGGCAGGTGGCCTGCATCCGGTTGCATCCGGCATAGGCGGTGAAGGTGTCACCAACCGCCGGCGTGTAGGGAAGCGGAAGCGAGAACACCAGCACCCCTGGGGAGTAGGATTTAACCGTGCGGGATACCCCCGCGTTCGGCCCGCCGGTGAAGGTGACGCTGCCCAGATCGAACCACCCCGCAGTCTGGGCCAAGGTGCAGTTGATCTTCGTGGCGGTGCTTCCGGCGCCGGCGGTGGAGTTGGCAGCAAAGCTCGCCCTGTCCACGCCGCAACCGGCATCGTAGAGAGTGCGGCGACAGCTGGGCTGGTAGATGTTGCGCGGCATCTTGGTGTTGAGGATTTCCAGATCGCTCTTGATGGTTATGGGCACAGCCGATCGGGAAAACTCTTCGATGTCTGCCACGCGGCCGCTGAAGCGGAGAATTTTACCCACGTAGGTCTGCCAGGTGGGCGAGAAGAACGCACGGTGAAGGGTAAACCCGGCGCCGTCGAGCATCCCCTTGCTCACGCCGTGGAGAAACGGCACGTTGCCGAGGGAGTCGGTATCTGTCGGGGAAAACGTTACGGACAACGTATCTACCTGGATGCCGGCCACCTGTCTGATGTTGCCCCGCTCGATGCAGAATGCGGTGTAGGTGTTGCCGTCGATGGACAGGTCAATGTCCGCTGACGTGTAGCGGAAGGTCTGCCCCCCAGGGGTAGTGAAGGTGAACAGGTCGGCCATCAGAAACGTGTCGGAGGTATTCAGGAGGTCAATGAGTGCTTGGCTTGCGGATATCATAGCGGCCTCTTTGCTATTTCACGCTGATGAAGTCGCACTTCTTCAGCTCCCATAGCTGTTGGGCGAACTTGCTGAACTCGGCTTCGTCGAGCTCGAAGCGGCACCGGAAGTAGTAGGAAAAATCGGCGGTCACCGCCGCACCATTGGCAGGGGCGGTGGTGAAGGTGATCAGGCCGGTACTGTTCATGGACCATCCGGACCCCTGGGTGACGCCGTTGATCTTGATGGTGGGGGCGCCATTGATGGCCTTCATGGGCTCCACGAACCCCCCCAGCGTGCGGACCAGCTGGAACGTTTTGAGGGTACCGTTCCCGGTGCCGAGGGCCTGGCCGTCGGCAGCGTTATCGTCGGGGTCAGTGAACAGAAACGTGTCGAATTTCCCCTGGCGTTGGAGGAAGAAGCCCATCAGGGTCTTCAGTTCATTGGTAGCGTCGTCTCGCAGAAGTTCATAGGAGAGGCGGAACTTCCACCGGGGATAGCTCCAGTAGGCCGCCCGGTATTCTTTGCCGCTGCGTACTTCTTTGACCGCGGTGGACCATACCGGGGTTTTGCCGACGTCCCACTTGAGGCCGGGAAGGGTAGGGAAAACGGCGTTGCTCATGCTATCTGCCTCCGCGGTTGAAGTTACGCAGCTGGGTCTGGGCTGACGTCACCAGTGCCGTGCCGTTTTCGCGGAACAGCCGCTTGACCCCCTTGGCATCGATGGCGTTGATGGTGAGGGCAATGGCGCCGCCGCCGGCAGCCATGCCGGGGTCAGTGATACCCCGCACCCGGTCGGCCAGGTCGGCGGGGAGGATCATTTCGCGCTTGTGGACCATAGCCATCTGGTCGCGGTCAACGTAGTCCCAGCCGCCGGCGGCGGAGGCCACGGCGGCGCCGTAGGCACCGACGGCCAGGAAGGCGGCGCCAGCGGCTATGGGGGCCAGCACCGGGCCGACGTAGGGGATGCCGACCGTGGCGTTGTAGGCCGATGCGGCAGCTTCATAGGCCATGATGGCGATCTTTTTGAGGGCACCCCAGACAGTGAGGGCGATGGATTTGAGCACAGAGCCCTTTTCCACACCTTCGCGGATGCCGCTGGCGGTGACTGTGCCGGCGGTCTTGGCCTGCTCGGCGTTGAGGTGAGCCAGGACCACCCGCCGGAACATCTGGGTATAGAGACCGTAGACCTGCTGGGCCACGTGACTGATGGCGTTACGCCAGGTGAGGGTGCCCCGGTTCATTGCCTGCACCCCCTGGCCGAGGCTGTCGGCAATGGAGTCGAAGGCGGTGGACCAATCGCGGGCGACGGCCTTGGTGGTGCCGCTGTTGATCTTCATCAGGTTGAGGCCGTGGCGCTTTTCGGCGATTTCCAGCTGGTTCATGAGCTGTTCGCGCTCGCGGCTCCCCTCGGGGTAGAGCTTGGCCCTCTCCCGCAGGCCGGCGGCCTCTATCTCGAACTTCTTCCGCTCCAGGTCCTGGAGGGCGAGGACTTCCTGTGCTTCGGAAATCTGGCCGGCCCGGCGCTTCTGCTGGGCGGTTTCGCGGGCCATGTCGATGTCGATCAGTTGCAGTTCCTGTTTCTTCTGTAACGGCGCCTGCTCTCGCCGTATTTGTTCGTCGGCATATTCCCGGTGCATATGGTCGATCTTGCCGAGGGCCGCCTGGTATTCGCGGGAACGCTCGCCGTGGTGCTTGCGGATCAGTTCGGCCTCTTTGCGGGCGATGTCGATACGGGCGAGGCTGCCGCGCTCTTCGGCGGCTAGGGATTCCTGGAGCACCTGGAGCTGGTAGGCGAGTTCTTCGCGGGCGGCTTCGCGGGCGGCCCGGGCGGCTTTGTCGGCACCGGACTTGTCGGGGGCCGTCTTGGGGTCGGTGCGACGGGGGCCGCTGCCGGCTTCCCTCATGGAGGCATCCACGCCGACCGGCTCGTTGTGCTTCTTGCGGATCTCTGCTATCTGTTCGTCGACAGCCTGATTGATGGCGTCGAACTGCCGCTTGACCTCGCCCCGTGCGTCGCCGCTGAAGAGCAGGCCGATGAGCCCGCCGGCCCGATAGATGGCCAGGGCCTTGTCGATGAAGCCAGCGATGTAGACCCCGGCCATTTCGATCCAGCGCACCCAGGTTCTGACAGCCTCGACCACAGCCTGGTAAGCCCGGGTCAACACGGTAAGGGCGGGGACCAATGCCTGACCCAGGGCGGCCTTTGACTCGAATGCCTCTTGCTTGGCCTTGGCCAGTTCGCCGGCAAAGGTGTTGCTCATTTTGACGGCGTTGCCGAGCTGGCCTTCGGTCTCCCTGAGGATGCCGTTGTACTCGGCCTGGCGCTTCTCGGCGATAGTGAGGTGGTCCACCGACTTGCCGTGCTCGGCGGCGTATTCTTTCCACATCATGCTGACGTTTTTTGTCACGCCGGCGTTGTCCACCAGCACGGAGTTTTCGTTCTTCAAACCTTCCGTGGCAGTGACCACTGCATGACCGAATTCGAGGGACGCCTGCCGGTTGAAGGCGGCCGAATCCTTAAATCGATTCATGAGCTGGATAGACTCTTTAAGGCTAAATCCACGCATGAGGAGGTTCTGGAACCCCCGGGCGGCTTCGGTCATGGTCATGAGGCCGTCGGCGGAAAGCTCCTTGGCGGCGTTGGCCACATCGTCAAAGCTGTTACCGGTGTAACGGGCAACCCCGGCCATGCCCATCATGGCGGCCTGGCTTTCGTTGAAGGCCTTCACGGCCTCGCGGATGGTGTTGGTGATGCCAGTCAGAACTGCCAGGCCTGAGATGGCGGAGGAGACCTCGCGCATGGCATTGCGCATGCCGTTGGCTCCGTCATCAACGGCCCGGCGGGCATCGTCCATGCCGCGGCGAAGGCCCGAGGGGTCGCCGCTGATCTTTACCTGGACTTGTTCTGTGCTCATGCGATGCTTCCTCCGAGGGCGCCGAAGTCGCGGATCAGGTCGCCGAGACTCCCCTTGTTGTCCCGGGGCCGGGGGGCGTCAGCGGGTTTGAGGATGGTATTGTTCAGCCGGGCGAACTGGATATGCGCCGGCGGGAATTCGCTCCAATACGTGGTGAGCGCCGTGAGGCGCGGAATGGTCATCATCTCGTCGATGTAGTCCCACGTCCAGCCGGTAACGGTGATCAGGTCGGCGTAGATGCCGTCCCAGTCGAGTGGACCTCCGTCACCGGCCGGGCCTCCCCCTTGGCAAAGCCGCTCTGGCCCATGATGGCCCTCATAAGGTTCTCCATATTGCCCATGTCCACCACGTCCTCGACCTCTTCGCGGGTCAGGTCGGGGTAGTTGCGGGTGAGGGCCGAATGGATGATGGTGATGGCGGCTTCAAGCTGGTGGGGCTCAAAACGGGTGGCGTCCTGCGGCACCATAGCCAGGATGGCGAGATCATCCTGCAGTTTTTTGATCCGCCCAAGATTGAGGGGGGGAACGACGAATGCGCGGCGGCCCAGGGTGATGGTGGCGCCGTCGATGAGTGGCTGTGACATGGTGGCGCTCCTTTCGTGGTAGTGGTATCCCCGGGGAAGTTCGCGGCAGGCCGCCAGGGGCCGGCTTTTCGGGGTGCGCCTCCCTAGCCGCGAACATCTAGTTGCTACAGGTCGTCAATGGAGATGGTGCCGACGGTGTTGCTGGCGTCGGCCATGCACTCGAAGTCAAGCTCGGGGATGATGAAGTCTTCCAGCTTGGTGGCGATCTGGAGCTTACTGGAAGTGCAGGCGTTCAGCACCACGGTCAGGTTTTTACCCTCGTAGACGTCGTTGAGGACGACCTTGAACTTGGGGGCGGCGCCGATGAGCTGGTTGCTGATGGTGGTTTTGTACCCGCTGGCGGCCACGGTGTAGGTGTAGTTCAGCCTCATAGCCTTGCCATTGTCGGCGGCGGCGAAGGTGTAGACCCCGACGGCGCTGACGCTGTACTGCCCGGCGGCGGGAGCGGAGGCCACCTTGACGAAGGGGACGCCGGTGGCGGCCTCGTAGCAGCCGAGGTCATCCACGAAGGTGGCGCCGTTGGCGGCGGTGATGGTGTTGGTGGTGATGGTGCCGGCCTCGTCGATGGCGGTCATGACTTTACCCTGCACGGCACCGGCCCCGCCGAAGAAGAGGTCGTTGAAGAGCTTGGCGGAGATCTGGCCGAACTTAGCCTTGCCCGTCACCTTGCCGGTACCCCGGGCCACGGTGAGGGGAAACTGGTACTGGCCCCGGAGCTCCTTTGAGGTGAAGGAGAAGTCAAGGGTGACGTCCTGGAGTGCCCCGAATTTCTGGGGGGTGCTGTTGGCGGTGGTGGTGTTGACTCCGAAGAGGGAGCCGGAACCGAATCCGTACTGCGGCATGGTGAGCCTCCTTTCGTGTGCGGGTTACTTGGTTTCGAGCGCGGCAATGCGGCGCTTGAGGTCTTCTTTCGCCGCGTGGGCTGCGTTGTAGCTCTCGGTGGTGTAGCGCTCGGGGTGGTCGCGGTGCTCGGCGGCGAACCACTCGTCAACGACTTTCTGGACAACTGCCAGGGTTTCGGAATCCATGGCCGGGGCCTCCTTTTTTTTGGCTCTCATATTTGCCCTCTGAACGGTTTTCCCGAGTCGGTGGAGGGGTGACCATGAGTCGCCACGACGCGGAAGGTGACGTCCATGACCAGAAAGTGAACCGGGGGGAGCGTACCTTCGTCGTTGGCCGAGGTGGCTTCTTCGAGAAGCCCCAGAGTCACCTCGTTGCCGATGAACAAATCGGCGAGAATATTCTCCATCTCCAGCATCAGGGCGGTGGCCTCCTCGGGGCTCTCATGGTAGATGCCGGCATAGAGGCGGTACGTGATGTAGTGGTTGACCCCCACACGCAGGCCGGTCTTGTCGGTGCGCCGCCGGGGGCGGGTGACGCGGATGATAGGGAGCTCGTCAAGGCCGATCTCGTCGCGGCGACGGAAGCCGGGTTTCACAGTCAGGGGCCGGTCGAAGTTGGCATCGGCGAACGCCGCCAGATCGGTGCTGGCTTCGATGATGCCGATGATGGGTGTGAGGTCGCCGGTCACGCCTTCACCTCCCAGGTGTAGCGGTGGGCCAGCTTCTGGCCGTTGGTGGTGACGGCGTCGATGCGCACGGTGTAATACCCGGCGGCGATGGCCTTGAGCTTGTACCTGACCCCGGTGGAGTCGTAGGGGGCCACGTCGGAGACCATGGCGGGCTGTGACACACCGGCGGAGTTGGTGACGGTCACGGTGGCGCTCTGGATGGTTTCGCCGTCGGTGAGCCAGGCCTCGAACGGGCAGAGGCGAAAAAGCTCTTCGTTGATCAGATACTGGATCATGCGCGCCCCCTGGGGGTGTCGATGAAGCTGCGGGCCAATACCCGGTCGATGAAGAGGTACCTCCCCACGAACTGCGTCACGAGAATGTCGACCACGCTGGCACCGCTCGTAGCCGCGGTGGCGAGCTGCTCCAGGTAGCCGTAGATCTCACTGAGGCTCGCCCCGCTGGCTGCCATAATGGTGAGGTTATCGACCATGAGCTGCATGTCGGAGACGCTGGTGATGGCGGTGGCGGCGGCCAGGAGGTTTTCGGCGGTCCCGGACAGTATGGTATCGGTGATGCTCGCCTGGACCGTGGCCTCGGCGTAGACCTGCTCCAGCATATGTACGATATCCTGCACTGTGGCCTCGGCGGCGGTCGTAGTGGTGACGGCTTCGCTGCCGGTGGAGACGATGCTGTCGGCTACGGTGGTGGCCGCACCGGCGGCGGCGAGGAGCTGCTCCTGCATACTCTGGACGTCGGCTATGGTGACGACAGCCTCGGCCGCTGTGGTGACGGCCTCTGACCCGGCGCTGGTCTGGGTGTCGCTCACTGCTGTCGTGCCGGTGACAGCGGTGATGAGGCTCTCCACCAGGGCGGCGGCGGTCTGCACGGAGTCGACGGCCTGGATCGTGGCGAGGAGACTCTCGACCCGCTGGGACACGTCGGTGGCAGTTGTGGCGGACTCGGCGGTGGCGAGGAGCCCCTCCAGCATCTGCACGGTGGCGTCGGCGGTTACCCCGGCGGTGATGACGGCCTCACCGGCGGCGAGGTACGTGGCGATGTCGGTTACGGCGGCGTAGGACTCGGCCAGGGCGGTGAGGGGTTCAGTGATGGTGGGGCCACTTGCAACATCACTTGCTGTAAAGTCATCCAAGCTACCATCTGATGTGAACCAATAGCCCCCTGATGCATACCCCCGGACCCCTGCCTTACCTGCAGAGGTAATTGCCGTGTCAGTAACAGAAATTAAAGCCGTGCTTGACCCTCGGTTATACAACTCGATGGTTGACCCGACCATTTTGAGCTTTATCTGAGCATTGCTATTAGCAATGCTATCAATTATGGTTGGGCCTAATTGTGTTGCTACACCAGCAACAATTTTATACAAATACCATCCACCATCTCTATAGACTGCGTTGTACATGGTGTTTTCAGATGTGTTCACCCTCCCACATATACCTACGCTAGTCCCTTGGTGCCCACTCCACCACAACACCCCGCTTACTTCATAGTCAGCGGATGCTGGGGAGCCTGATGCGTAACAGCAAGCAGTTGGCGTGTCGGGCCACCACCGGTCTGTATTGTTATGCACATACCCATAGGTAGAGTACGATGGATGTTTAGTCCATGTGGCGCCAATCTCACCAGTGTGAGATGGGAGTACAATGTCGCTACTATCTGTGAATGAGTCGCTGACAAACGTAGCCATTATTCGTTCACATCAAACCGGTTCTCATCAAAATTGGGATTATTGAGTCGCCCGATCCCAAGAATAACCTCCCGGTATCCGTCTGTGGTCTGGATAAATCCGGTATCCACTCCCAATTTTTTCAGCGTATCCACCATATTATTTTTGGTAGCCGTGTGAATGGACGATACCTTGACATCAAGCGCCACGTCGGGCAGGGCGTGCATTTTGGGATCATTGATAATACGGGCGTGGTCGCGGGACTTCACAAGCACCAGTGTAAACTTGTGTACTGGCTTGCCTGTTAATGGGTCAGTCAGTATTTCCCCGCCTTCGAAAATCAAATCAGGATAGGCGGAGGCACGGCTCCGGTATTCTGGCATACCCGGAACGGTTTCGACCAATTCTATTTCCGCTAGATAATATCGTTTCATCTCATCCTCCTATTCTCATTCCATTCCGCCAGCATCCGCAGCAGATCTCCACCGGGGCCTCGCAGCCGTCGCGCCGACAGTACGGGCAATCAATATACCCCCCGTGCCGCAGGTATTGCCGCACGGCATAGATGAGGCAGTTGCTCCGCCTTAGCCGGAGGTAACTGCCATATCCGCACGCGGGGGCAGCCATGACTCACTGGAGCCTCACCTTGTACGTGATCTGCAACGAGTCCCCAACCTGGAGCGTCCGCGTGGCCGACAGGGGGGCGTAGGCCACGAGCTTGCCGGTGTTGTCGGAGCTGGTGGCAATGGCGGCGTAGGTTACGGGGCCGATGGTGCCGCCGCTGGCGGTGATGGTGACGGTTTTGCTCGTCACTTCGTAGTGGCTCGTTACCAGGGAGAGAGACGGCCAGTCGGTGGTGTTTTTGGCCAGGCCCTGGTTGGCCGGGTTGTAGCCGTTGGCGGTGGCCGGCTCGCTGGCTGAGAGCGTCGCGAGGGTACTGGTGAGCCCCGGAGTGGTGTTGTAGAGCCTGAGATAGTAGCCGGCGGGGGCTGCGGCACCGCGGAAGTAGGTGTCGAGGATGGAGTATTCGCCCTCATTGGCCAGGGCGTTGCTCCGGCTCTCGGACCATTTGAGGGCACCGTCGGGGCCGTAGCAGTCGAGCTGGAACTCGCCGTGCTCCTGGATGGAGGCGACGATCATCTGGCCGTGGCCGGCGGTGACGGCCTCACGGTGGGTGGTGCCGCAGGCGGTGAGGGTGATGATGGTGATGAGGGCCAGTGTCCAGTGTTTCATGGTGATCTCCTTTGTCTCTATCAGTTATTACGGGGCCAGGGGAACCGTGTTCCCCTGGGCCTCTACCGGCAAGGTTGTGACGATCCGATCGGCCTTGATCTCTACCCGGGCTTTCCGGTCGGCGGTGACGGTGATGGTGGTGCAGGCGCTACTTGCCAGCAGGATCAGCCCCAATAGGGTCAGGCGTGTCGTTGGCTTTTTCACTGGTGTTCCTCCTGTCGGTGCGCAGCAGCGCGAATCCACCGGTCATGGCCATGCTGACCACTTCCCATTTGCCGGCGACGGCGGCTATGACCGCGACGGCGACGATGCCGAGGATGCAGATCACCTGGACGATGGCGTTGTCATTCATGATTCCAGCTCCATTCTCCAAATAGTCTGACGCCACGATAGGCTAGGGCACAGCGCCACGCCGGGACCCCGTCGACAATCATGATCTCGCGGAAGATGCCGTCAGCGGCCAGGCGATCGACGGTGCCGTGGAGGTGCCGACCACCGTGGCGATAGAGCCAATCATGGACCAGGGGGGCGGCAAGCCCCAACTCGAAGGGTGCGATCACCCGCCACAGCAGCCGGGGAACGCTGGCCAGGTCGGTGCGGAAGCCGGTGGGGATGAGGAGATCAACCCCGAAGCCGCTGAAGCGGTAATCCTCCAGCACGATCCACTCGTCGGTGGCGGGCTGATAGGTGACGACAGGCTGCTCCATGCTACCCTCCCTCCTCATGATCCCGCGCCGACGGCTTGCCGGTGCCGGGCTCTGCATCCCGGTCTGCGCACGGCAGCCCGCAGGGGCAGCATCAGGTCAATTCTCCGGTCAACAGGCACTGTTTCCTCATTGGGTGGCCTCGTCCCATATTCTCCGCACGTTCCCCTGGCGGCGGCGCACGTCGTCAGGGCGCTTTCGGCCCCAGGCGGTTTCGTGCAAGATAAAATCGTAGATATCGGCATGGATGACCGGCTTCTGGAGCAGGGCCAGGTGGGTGGCGAGTTTGCCGTTGACATCGAAGTAAAACTGGTTGCTGTAGTCACAGGCGGCAAGGAAAGCCAGATCGTCGGCAAAGCGGATGCAGCGCAGGTGCGCCACGTTTGCCACGTGGTCGACGATGGCGGTAATTTCGCGGCGGTCCCAAATATCGATCACATCGCGCTGGCTAAACAGCCGCTCGTTGTAAGCTGCGGCATCCACTTCTTGGTACTTGAGCGCTCGGATTTCGTCGGCCTTGAACCCGCATTGGCGCAAAATATCGCTGGCCTCCCGCCGGTAGCGGAGATCGAACTGGCAGACGCCGATGCTATAGCCGCTGCGGCCAAAGGGGCCGTCGGCATCGCCGAAGCGATAGGCGGCTTCCAGGTTGCCGCCGAGCTCATTGGCGATCAGGATTTTTTTCAGCAGCGCCACGCGGTCCATTGAGGATCTCCAGCAATTCGATGATGCCGTTGGTGCCCTTGCGGGCGGTGTCGAGATAGGGGCACCCGGGGTGCCCGACAATCTCCAGTTCGATGGCCCGGCAGAGGTTCAGGGCCGGAGCCAGGAGCTGATGCACCCGCCAGGGGGTCAGCTCTTTTTCTTTTCTGGCCTTACACACTCGGCGGCGCTCCAAAATTCGCGGCAGTGGCAGCCTTGCCGCCAGTACCAGTTGCAGGTCACTGGGCCAGTTTTTTCCATTCTTTTTCATCCACGCCGACCTTGACGGCCACCACGAGGAGGATGCCTCGCATGAGGGCGGTGTCGGCTTTGAGTTCTTCAAGGGACCCAGTTTCGGACTTTTTGCAGGTGGTGCACTCTGCCTTGGTTATGTATTCGTTACCCGCGAGTTTTTTCCATGCGACTTGGACAAGCAGGGTCACGACCTGATAAACGACGATGGCGACTATGATCTGGGTCCACTCAAGGTTTCCGTCGGGCATCACACTCCCCTCATGGCGATTTCACGGTTGATCTCTTCTTCGATGACGGCCTTGATCCGGGCACCTTCGTTGAACATCTTGAGCCCGTCGACGAGGAAAGGCCGGGGGCCGAAGCCGCTGGAGCTGCCGGTGCCGTTGTGGATGACCCCGGCGTAGGCGGCGGAGTTGTAGACGACGACTTCGAGGGGGCCGGCGGTGAAGGTGCCGGCGGGGCCGCTTTTGCTCTCGCCTGGGTAGAGGAAGTCGAGCATGCGGCGCAGGTTGCCGGTCAGGACCGGGACGGGGTAGCTGCCGGGCTTGGCGCCGAGGCTGTCGGACTGCCCCCGGAGCCGGGAACGCTGCCGGGTGACGCGGTTGTCTTCGGTGATGACAGCGCCCCGGTTAGTGAGGCGCATGAGTGCCCGGCCCGGGCCTGAGAGCCGGTCGAAGGCCTGGCAGTGGACACCTTGGGCGATACGCTTGAGGCCCCGCTCAACGGCCTTGGGGAAGCGCTCGGCCAGGGCAGCGAGGTTGGCAATGGCGATGCGGTCGCCTTCTATGGTGACTCGGACGTCAAGCATCGGATGCCTCGGGGGCGAAGTTGTCGGTTTCGATGGTGCCGCCGGCGTAGTTGGTGCCAGTGAGGTCGGCGATAATGTCGGCGGCCTCCCGAAGGCATCGGTCACGCTGTTCGGCTTCCCACCGGGTGGTGGTGGGTTCGGCGCCGGCCTGGGCCTGGGCGAGCTTGCGGGTGATGCGGCGGTCCCACATTTCGGCCCGGCAGGTGAGGACCTCGGCCTGGCGGACATCGGCGGCTATGACCAGGTCTGCGGAGTCGTAGTCGGCGCCGAGCTGGGGGGAGATGCGGGCGGAGACGTCGGCGATAAGGTCGGAAAGCCAGGTATCCCATTGGGAAAGCCCGACAGCAAACATCTCCGGAGTGAAGCCGGCGTTTTTCAGATCGGTGGTGGTGGCTTTGGCTGCCATGGTAGGCCCCCCGGTATGGCGTGTGGGTCAGGCGTTCGGGAAACCCGGGGGGGGTTCGCTCTCCCCGGGTCGATCAGAACGTCCGACCGGTTAGGACAGGCTGCAACGGCGGAACTGCTTGGTTTCGGCAATGACGCCGTTGTAGGCGCCGGTCCAGACGTGGTCGGCACCGAGGACCAATTCGTTCCTCTGGGCCGGGCGGGTGTTGAGGTTTTCCCACTCGCCCCGCTTTGCCTTGATGCCGGGGAGTGCCACGTAGTAGGAGGTGTTGGCGATCTTGGCGGTGGGGATGACCCCGGCGATGTTGTAGACGATCTGGTTGTTGTTGCTGTTGGGGTTGGTGAACACGGCTGCCAATGCCTTGTAGACCCTAGCCAGCAGCGACGGGTGACAGGTGATATAAAACTGGCTGGCGGCGGAGACGGCATAGCCGGCGGCCTGCATGTCGGTGATGATCTGGGAGCAGGCGTTGTTGATGGTGGTGACGTCGTCGGTGGCAAAGGCCTGGTTGACGCCGGCCCCCAGGGCGGTGAGGAGACCGTAGAAAAGATCGGCCTTCTTGTCGTACCAGCGGGTAACGGTGTCGATGGTGAGCTCGTCGATCTTGTAAAGCTCGTTGAAGCGGAGCCAGTCGTCGAGGATGGCGAAGCCGCCGGTGAAGCGGAGCAGGCCGACGGAGGTCTTGGCGGCGGTGGGGAGGGCGGAGAGCCGGGCTTCTTCGCCGGCTTCCATCTGGTAGAAGGTGATGCCGCCGGTGATGCTGGCGATCTCGAAGGTTTTGGAGGTGGAGGCCCGCATGTCGACTTCGGCGAAAAGGGCTTCATAACCCCGGTCGGGCTGGTTGACGGTGTCGGTGCCGACCATGACGATGGGAGGGGCACCGCGGAGCAGTGTGGAGTCGGCGCCGATGAATTTCTCGGCGGAGACGCCGACGAGGGGCGTCTCGGCAATGCTCTTGAGGCCGGCGGAGATGGCGGCGAGGATTTTCTCGCGCCGGGCGCTCTCGGCAACCTGGTGGAGTTTGCCCCAGTCGATGAGTTGTTTTCCGTAGAGTTTCATGTGAGATCACCCCTCCCTTATTTGTTTTCGCCGAGCTCGATGAGCACGGTGGTGTCGGAGGCCCCTGCGACCTTGACGCAGATGCCGACCTTGGTGTTGCCGCTGGCGGTCTTGTTTACGTAGCCGTTGGCGGCGACCCAGTAGCAGACTTCGCCGACGGCTACGGCCAGCGAGGCCTCTTTGGGGAATTCGACGGGGCCGCGGAAGACGTAGGTGTTGGCGGCGTTGGCCGCTGCGGCGTTGACGGCCACGAGGACCTGACCGCCGGAGACGATGACGTCGCGGGCGCCTACCTGGGCGGTGTGGGCCAGTTTGAGCGTGCGGACCTGGGAAACTCCGCCGCGTACGGTTGCTGTTGCCATTGCTCGTACCTCCTTCTATGGGTTGGCGGGGTTTCCGCTATTTCTCGGCCTTGGGGATGAGGGGGTTGTCGTCATCGCCCTTGGTGCGCTGGTGGTTGCCGTCGGTGCCGGTGAGCTGGCCTTCGGCGGGGAACTGTTTTTCGACCCGGGCCTGGAGGGCCTTGACTTCGGCTTCAAGGAAGGTGAAGGGAAGCCCGGCGGCGACCTGCTTGAGGGATGCGTGTTTTTCGGCGTCGTCGCCCACTTCGCCCAGCTTGTGCTTGAGGGCGACGTAGTCGGTGACGGTTTTCTCGCGGTAGGCTTTGCCCAGCTCGGCTTCGGGTGCCAGGGCGGCAATGCGGGCGTCTTTCTCGTCGATGAGGGCCTTGATGCCGGCGGCGATCTGGTCTTCGGTGGCGGTGTCGGAGAGGGCTTTGATGCCCAGACCGGCAAGCAGGGTGATGAGCATTTTCATAGGGGACTCCTTTTCAGTATGGTTTTCCTGGTCTTTCAGGGCTTTTTGTGCGGTGGCTCCGGGTTGGGCACCGAGCCAGACGAGGGAGCCTTCGAGGGCCTCGCCGGGGCCGACGTATTCCCAGTAGAGGGTGGGGCCGTTGATCTCTTTCTTGACGCCGACGAGGTCGGCGGCGTTGAAGCCGATGGAGACGTGACGGTAGACTCCGGCTTCGAGGTTGGCGAGCATGTCGGCGGCCGACGGGGTCTTGACGATGTAGAACCAGCCCCACAGGATTTTGACGGAGGTCATTCCTTCGGGGAGGCGGGGGGTCTCGCCGGTAAGGGCCTTAAACTGTTCAACGGTGATTCCTTCGGTTGTGGCGTCGAAGAAGAGGCCCAAGGGGAAGTAGCTGCGGCGGTCGTGGCCGAACAGCAGCGATTTACCCGGAAGGGTGGCGGCGAAGTTATCGAGGAGCGTTTCGGGGAAGCGCTCGTTGTCGCGGTCAATGGCGTTGTGGGCCAGAAGGCAGCGACGGACGTAGATTTCTCCGGCGGCTAGATCTTTGAGGGCGTAGGCGTTGACCCGGGCGAGCATCTCGGGGGAGATGTCGGCACCGGCGGCGGTTTTGCCCCGCAGGCCGAACTGCTTCTGAAAGACCTTCATACGTCGTGCCCCTGGGCACGGAGGTTTTTGAGGACGTCGTCGCAGGTAATGACGGTGAGCTCTTCAACCTCTTCGGCGGGGGTTTCCACGCCCTTGGCGCCTTCTATGCCGGAGCCCCGGAATTCGGGTTCTGTCGGGGAGGTGGTGATTTTGCCGACTCTGCCTTTTTGGGCCATGGTGGACTCCTTCGCGCTTTTCCAGTGGTTGTTCGGTTCAATATCAGGTTTCAAGGTCTTATTCCGGCAACGGATGACACTTTGTCACTCGGCGGCCGGCCGGGTGCTGCACCGGCACCGGGGGTGGGTGTCAACGCCGGGGATGGGGGCTTTGCCGATGTCGTAGTTGCCCCTCAGGCTCTGACAGAGGGGGCAGCCGTCGGGGGCAGGGACGAATTCGACCTTGGCCAGATCCCGCGCCTGCCATTCGGAGATTTTGGCCCGCTCGGCGGAGGCGGCCATTTCGGTGCGGGCGAGGCGCTCCCAGGAGGCGTTCTGGTCGCCAAAGAGCTTGTTGAGTCGGGAGGCGACGGCGAGGGGGTTGCTGCCGGCGATGACGTGGGCCTCGATTTCGGGGAGGATCTTATTGATGATGGCTTTGGTGGCGTTGTCTTTGACGAGCTGGAAGCCGGTGCGGGTGAGTTCGTCGAAGATGTCGCTGTTTTTGAGGATGTCGAGGAGCGGCCGCTCGGCGCCGACCATGGCGGCGGCCTGGATGAGGCCGAGGCTGTAGCTCTGGCCGTAGTACCAGGTGACGGGGGAATCCGGAGCGGCAGTGTCGTATTCACCCAGGTACTGCTTGAGGGCGTCGAGGATGGCGGCCCGCTGTTCGGCGGTGAAGGTGAAGGGAGTGTCTTCCTTGGCTCCTCTCATGCCGGCGGCGATGTCGGCGGGGGCGAGGCGGGCAAGGGTGAAGATGGTGGCCTTGAGGGCGTCCCAGTCGAGTTTGAGCCGGGCTTCGTAGTCGGCTTCGAGGGTGTCGAGGGCCGGCCAGGGCCAGGAGCGGGTGAGTTCTTTAGCGCCGTGGGCCATTTTGCCGATAGCGGCAAAATGGCCCACGGCGCAGGTGCAGGTGGCGGGGTGTTTGCCACCCTTGGGGGGTGGGGCCTGGTCTCCGGCATCGGATTCGCGGCTGCCGCTGGTCATCATGTCGGCCTGGGCGTTGAGGAAGCGGGCCTGGGCCTGGGCGACGAGGTCGTGGAGGTTGACCTGCTTCCATTCGAGCTTCCAGTCGCCGGGTTTCCAGGTGCGGCCCCGCAGGCGGAGCATGGTGGCGATGAGGCGCTCGAAGTGGGGGGTTTTGGCTTCCTGGCGGACGGAGACGTCGGCGAGGACCATTTCGGCCTCGAAGGTGGCACGGCGCTCGGTGGTGCTGAAACTGTAGCCGAGCATCCAGGGGGGGAGGCCGGTGATGCCGCAGATGTCTTGCACGAGGTATTTGAGGGGGACGTCCATGTCGAGGATGACGGTGTTGTCGGCGCCGATGACTTTGATGGAGATGTCGCTGTCTTTGTCGATGGCCCGGACGAAGTCGGCGCTTTTGCCTTCGGCCTTGGCACGGGCGGCGGCGTTGAGTTCTTCGGCAATGGTTTTGCGGCGGGTTTCAAGGTCGGCGCCGTCTTTGCGGCTGGTTTTGTAGACGACGGAGTAGGAGGGATCGCCGAAGCGCTTCCAGGTGTTGCCGGTGGCCTGGTGGATGGTGGTGATGATTTTGGCGACGAATTCACACCCGCGCAGAATGGGGGTGCCGTAGGGGTTCTGGTTTTCGTTGTTGACGCTGAAATAGATGAGGTTGCCCTGGTTGAGCTCGCGTTCGAGCTGATCGCCGTCGGCTTTCTGGTAGACGCGGAGGGAGCCGTCGGCTTCGCGGCTGAATTTGATGCTTTTGGAGTCGGCAACGCGCAGGCCGATGATGTCGGTGCGCTTTTTGTCAGCGATGAATTCACCGAAGCCGAAGCCCTGCTCGAAGGTTTCGCGGGAGAGGCACTGGTGGAAGGCCTGGAGGCCCTTCTGCATGTCGTTGACGCGGACGTTCTGCATCCAGTCGTTGATCTCGTCGACGAGTTTCTGGTTGGCGCCGGTGACGACGGGAATGCCGTCGAGGGTGACGAGGCGGTTGATGGTGGCACCGCAGATGGGGACGCTTTCGATTAGGAACTCGAAGAAGGCGGGATCGATCTTGCGGGGGATGAACTGGGCGAAGTATTTGGTGTAGGGGCCCTGGCCGTCGGTGGGGCGGAGCTGCCAGCCGGTTTCAGGTGCCAGGGTGCCGGGGACGCGGGTTTTCCGCCGCCGGAAGGTGATGTCGTAGCCGAAGATGTTCATGCGAAGAGGTCCTCCACGTCGCACCCGAGGACGCCGGCGAGTTCTTGGGCACGGTCGGCGTCGATGAGGTGGTCATTTTCTTTGTTGTAGATGCGTTGGCGCTCGCCCATGCGGCAGGTGTGGTTGGTGTAGGCGAGGATAATGTCTTGATCGGGGGGGTATTCGAGTTGCTGCCGCTGCATTTTTTTGACGAGCAGGTCGGTGGCCAGCTCTTTGAGGCTGATTTTGGCGGGCTTGCCGGTTTTAGCGTCGGTGATGGGTTCGCCGTCGCTGTCGATGTTGTCGGTGGTGCTCTGGAACATGAAGCCCTTGAGGCGGTCGTCGTAGCCTTTGGCGGCGTACTGTGAGAGCCCTTGCATGTCGTGGGCTACGGCGCTGCCAGCGTTGCCAAAGTCGGTACCCCAGAGGGTGGAGGGGCCGCCATAGAGGTCGTCAATGGCATCCATGGCCTGACACTGCTGGTCGTAGGTGACTTGCTTGAGCTGGAGCCGGGCCACAAGGCGCTCACGCTTGCCGATGATGCTCTTGACGTAGATCTCGGTGGGGTCCTGGGAGAAGCCGAAGTCGCCGCCGCAGCGGAGTGCCCCGGGGACGGTCTGGAAGAAGGAGCGGATGAGGCGCTTGAACTGGCTGTCGCCTTCGGCGTCGATCTCAAAGAAAGGGGCAGCGGCGTAGGCTTCTTCGTGGAGGAGGTGCTTGTCGGGGATGGGGCCGTCAGCGCCGATCTGGTAGCCGCAGGAGTAGCCTTCGGCGATGACTTCGCCGTGGCTGCTGTCGACGAGGATCTTGAGGGCGCGGTATTCGGGGACGTCTTTGATGCAGAGGCGAAACTGATGCCAGGGGAATACGGTGTTTTCGGGGTCGCCGTGCTCGCCGAGGACGTTGTGGCAGTAGCCGGGGGAGTCTTCGCCGCCGTATTGCTCTACGTAGAAGCGTTTGCGCTCGGCAGACCAGTAGGGGAAGGGCATCATGTGTTTGCCCCAGCGGAAGAGGGTGAACTGGAACTGGGCGGTTTCTTTGTCGGTCTCGCCGTCGGCCTGTTTGCCGGCGGCCCGCATGGTGAGCTTGTAGTAGTCGGTTTCGCGGTCGCCGTCGGGGACGGAGTAGATGCGGGCGGAGGCGCCGGGCTTGAGTGCCCGCCAGAATTCGGACCACTGCTTGCGGTTTTTCATCTTGGCGGCTTCGTCGATGACGCCGTAGCTGGAGACGTGGAGCCCCCGGAAGGCTTCGCCGTCGAAGCCGGCTGGACGGAAGTCTTCGCGGAAGCGGTTGGCGAATTTGAACTGGTGGTGGGGCTGTTTTTTGTGCCGCACGAGGTCGCGGTTCAATATGGGGTTGAATTCGAGCTGTTCGAGTTTGGCGTCGATGATCTCGTCGAGATGGGTTTGCTGTGGAGCGGCGACGAGGCCGGAGCCGGAGGGTTCGGTGAAGTTCTTCCAGAGGGTCCACGCGACGATTTCGCGGGTTTTGCCGACTTCGGCGCCGTCCTGGTGAATAACGGAGGTGTCGCAGGTGAGAGACGGGATCTGGTAGTCGAAGAAGGAATAAGGGGCGGTGTGCGTGGGGTCGGTGGGTTCACGCAAAAAGGCGGTGCACCAGAGGTATTGATCCTCGCAGATGATGGCGATTTGGAATTGTTCGAGGCTGGTGAAGGGGGGCGGGTATTCGCCCCGGGCGAGCTGGTGCCAGGTCCAGTCTATCTGCTGGAGGGTGGTTTCCATGATTTCGCGGGGGACAAGGATGCCCTTGGCGAGGTCGTGGAGGTCTTCGAGCGGTTCCATGACCGCCGCGGCGGCTGCGGCGGGGCTCACTTTTTCTCCTTGAGGTTCCGGAGCCCGCCGAGGGCGTTGGCGAGGATGCTGCCGAAGGTTTCACGGGTTTCGTCGTCGCTCTTTTTCTTTTCGAGGGCGGCGGGGGTGAGCATGAATTCGGGCATGGTGACGCCGGCGGCCTTGAGCAGGTTGGAGAGGGGAAGCAGGGACGGGTTGGGCTTGAGTTCGTAACCGATGACTGACCCGTCTTTGCCGATTTTCTCGCTCTTCATGTAGACACCGTACTGGATGATGGAGGATTGCAGCTCGTCGATTACCTGGAGGGTCCCGCCGAGCTGGAGGGTGATGATGTCTTTGAGGTCGGAGAGGTCGCCGTCGGCCAGGGCCCGGGAAAGGGCGTTGATGGAGTGGAGCATGTATTCTTTGTCGAGGCACTGCTGGCCGGGCTGGGTGGCGCCGTCGTCGACAAGGGTGCACGGGTACTGGGGGCAGGTAGATTTACAGGGCTTGCCCAGGGAGAGGATGCGCTTGCGGGCATGCTGGCCATGCTTCCAGGCGTTCATGGAGCAGGTGGCTTTGCCTTCGGGGGTGGTGGGGCCGGTGGACTTCTGGGCGGCCTGGCGGCGCTGTTCGAGTGCTGCAGGGGTGAGGGTATAGGGCCGGCGGGTTTTGACGGTGAGACGGGCCAGGACGGGGTCTTCGTCGGTCTCTTCGGTTTGTTCGCCGGCTTCGAGTTGGGCCAGTTCGGCCTTGAGTTCTTCGATCCGCTGGTTGCGATACATGAAAACGCCCTCCGGGGGGATGCTTTTCCACCTCATGGAGGGCTACATAGCAGTTTTCAAGGTCTTGTTAGGGCAGGGGAGGACACTATCCGCTCAATAGTATCCTTCTAACCTGTCTGACTTTGAGCCGGTACAGGATGGCAAGTTCTTCATAGTTTCGGCCGTTGAATTCGTTCCTGATCCTCTGATTCCGCTCCTGTCGGTAGAGGGTCTGAAGATCGGGGAAGGTGAGGCGGCAGCGGCCGAGGCATTCGGCCAGGACCCTGATGATGTGGGGCGCCATGTGGCCGAATTCGCGGTGCAGGCGGTCGAAGAGCTGGTCAATTGCCTCCTGGTTGTCCGATCGCGTCACGGGCTCCCTCCTCGATTTCGTTGAAACGTCTGTCTGGTATGGCGGTTTTCCTCAATACGCGCTCGGATATGGCGATGTAGCGCATGACGGTGTCAAGGTTTTCGTGGCCGAGGAGCATGGAGACCTCGACTGGCCCGACGTAGGAGATTTTCCGCCGGCAGTGGGGGCAGTTGTCATTTCCGGCGTCGTAGAGGTCGGAGGCGAAGGTGGCGCGCATTTTGTGTACGAAGGCGTCTGCGTCTTTGATGCCGACGGTCCGGGCGTATTTTTTGAGGATGCTCTGTGTGTTGCGGATTCCCATGCGGCCGGGGGTGCCTTGGAGCCGGATGAAGAGGGCGGGGTCGTCGGTCTGGATCTCGCGGCGGATGATGAGCCACTCTCTGAGCGCACGGGAGGGGTTGGCTCGCAGGGTGACGGTGCGGCTTTTGCCGCCTTTGCCGTTGATGATCTGGATTCGGATGTATCCGCCGGTGTCGATGATGTGGTCGATGTCGAGCCGGACTAGTTCGGAGACGCGGGGCCCGGCTGCGTACATGGTTTTGAGGAGGGCAAGGTCGCGGATGCCGCTGATTTTATCCCGCGGGGGGGCAGCGAAGAGGAGGCGGAGTTCTTCGGTGCTGAATTTCTTCGGGAGGCTGTCACGGACTTTGGGAGAAGGAACGGCCTCGGCGGGGTTGTCGTGCCGGTGGCCGGTGTATTTCAGCCAGGCGAAGAATGATTTCAGGGCTGATAGTTTGGACGCCCTGGAAGCGGGAGAGATGTTCTTCTGATCATAAAAGAGGTGCTTGAGCCACTCGCCTATGGCGTCCCGGGTGACCGCCTGGGGGGACTCGTTAGCCCATTTCAGGAACGACCGGACGATTGACTCATACCGGGTAACGGTGATCGGGCGCCGGCCTTTGATGATGGCAAGGTGCTCCATCCACGCGAAGATGAGGGGTTCGATGGCGGTCATGCCCCCCCCCCGTGCCCCCCGCTTTTTGAAAGGGGTTTTGAAAAACGGTAGTGATAATAGCCACCGATAGAACGGCAGGACGCTGTTTTCTCATGAATTTTTCGAGGGGGGTGGTACTCCCTGGCCAGCCTGACACCCACCGGCCCGCCATGAACCACACATTTCATTTAGCCACTCCACTGTAACTTATTGAATTTTGATACCCACTAGATCAACCAACCACACTTTTTGTAAGATCGTGCGATTGATGATTCCGCTTTTTCCACTCTGTTTTGGGCTGTTTTTGC